GTCCAGGGCCTGCTGGGCGCTGTTATCCGACTGCACGGAGAGCGCCGCGTGCTGGGTAAAGGGCATCATGCCCCGCGCGTCATACAGCGCGCTGAGGGCGGCCGGAATATCTTTTTATTACCGGGCGGCACCAGCAGCGCGTCGCCTGCGGCAGGAACGGGTATGCCGGTGCGCTCATGCGCCCAGGTCTGGCTGACGCTTATACCCGCACTGACCGATGCGCCGATAGCATCCGCCAGCGTCTTCAGGTCTTCCGGTTCGCTGGCATCAAACTCAAAGCGGCACAGGCGGCGCGGGTCAATATCGCAGTAGCCGTTCAGGGATAGCATCGGCCAGAGTAAATCGCGGGTGAGCGTGCCCGCCAGCTGACGGGCATCGCTGGCCAGCAGCTCGTGGCGCACCTCGTTATGCACCTCACCCAGCGCGCGGCTGCCATTGCTTTCAGTCTGCGAAGTCAGGGTGGCACCCAGAATGACCTTACTCTGCGTCCGTTCGCACCACTCAATCATGTAGCGAAACGGGTCGGCCTGACCCTCCGCGGCGTCCTCAAAGTTGATCTCCATGCCCTGAGGCATAATCCCAGCCGCCTCGCGGCCCAGCGTCATCACGGCGCGCATCAGCTCCATCTTCTCGTCGTCGGTGGTGCCGGAGGGGTACTTACCGACGCGCATCGGCAGGCCATACACCTCCAGAAACTCCGCCAGATCGCGCGCGGAGAGGTTTTTGAACAGGTACGTCCAGGCCAGCACCCGAAACAGGCCCGCCTCCGGGAAGCCGCCGCATTTTGCCTTATGGCGGTGGAGTATCCAGCCCGATGGCCACAGTTCCGCGCCATCGGTAGTGCCGTCAATCAGCCGGATATCGTCACCATTAAACAGCGGCGTCTGAAACCAGCGCTGCGGGCGCTTAAAGAACTGGCGCGGAAACCACAGCTTACCCTGTCTTGACCAGTCAATCTCGACCGGCGAGAAGCCGTGGCCCACGGCGTCGGTGAGGTCGAACAGCAGCGACTCGAAGTCCGGCATATCCTGAAACCACTCTGTGACCTGCGTGGCCAGATTCTGCTCGGCGGCGGTGGCGTTGCGCGGTGGCGTGATTTTCCACGGCAGCGTCAGGATGGCGCGGCGGCGCTTGCTCATCTCGGCAAACAGGTGGCCATCTCGCTCTTCCATGTCACAGAACAGATCGGCCTGCGCGGTCAGGTTGCCCTGTTCGGCCTCCTGAAAGATGCCATACAGACGGTTGATATTGATGCCGACGGAGGGATGCTCCGCCCACTGGCGCCGCAGCAGCAGGTTATCATCCGACTGCTGACGCTTCAGCGCCTGTGACTCAAACGGCACGCCGCGCGTGTCCACTATCACACCCATAATCACCATCCTCCCCGTGAATAATCGCGCTGCCAGTCGCGCATTGCCCGCCCGGTCAGGTCGCTGCTGGCGCTGTAAAACTCCATTTTGGGCGAGCTGGTGACCGCCAGCGTCCAGAGCATGTGCAGCGCATCGGGACCGTCATCGTGGTCGGCCTTTGGAAAGTGGCGCAGCTGCTCAATCAGCGTGGTCTGGTCGGCGTGCAGCCGGATACGCCCGTTAGCCATGTGCGGCTGCAGGGACTCGATGCGCAGCAGCTTGTCAGCGTGGGGCATAATGGCCCGCGCCGGGACGGGGATGCCCATCAGCTGGGCGCGCTTGATAAGTTCGGTGCGCAGAAACTCCTGAAACTGCACGGACTCCACGCCCCAGACCAGACAGTTAAAGGTCTTCTGCAATCCGATGACGTCGCTGATGATTTTGTCCGGCAGGCGCTTGCGGATATCTGCGACCACCACGTCGAGCACGCCGTTAAGCCGGTCATAGCCGCCCACCAGAATGGCAGACGGGTCGCGGCTGGCCCCGGCCTTGCCGAGGCTCGGGTCAACGGACCCGAAGTAGATCCATTCCCGCAGCCGGTGCACCCAGAATTTGATGATATCGTTGCCCTGTTCATCCTTCCCGGCAAAGAGCGCATCGTCACCGGCAACCGGATCGTTCTGATATTCAGAGTCAAACGTGCCGTGACCATCACGGGCGCGGATGGTCATCAGGGTGAGCAGCGGGCGCGCCGTCCATGACACAATCGCCCCGGCGTCCATCGCGGCACGCCGGGCCTCATAGAACGCAGTCGCCGCGTCTTCACCCTCGTTACGCAGCAGCGACTCCCACTCATCCCACAGTTTGCGGTCGTCCGGCCAGCGGCGCATCGCCTTAAAGCGCGCTGTGCGCCACAGCTTGTTGTTCAGGGTACGCGACAGCACCGAGTCATAGTGAAGAATGGTGCCGATGTAGACCACGTCGAGCTTGCCGCCCGCCTGACCGAGGGGCAGCACGGTTTTCTTCAGCCAGCCCTCCAGCTTGTCGCGCTGCTCCGGCTTGCGCACGTTCTCGTCGTTCTCGATATCGTCCAGCACCACCAGGTCGGGGCGATACGGTCCGTGGCGCAGGCCGCGCAGCTTCTTACCGCTGCCAGCCACCTGCACCTTGATGTCGTTGCGGGTCAGGATAGTGCCCATCTGCCAGACGCGGCCCTGACCGCAGACATCAGGGTAATCTGTCTGCAGGCGCGGGTTGTAGACCAGCTCGGCCTTGATGGCTTCCAGCATCGGATACGCCTGGTCGATGGAGTCCATGACGATCACCGGATAGTGTTTGATATTGCGAATGATGCACCACAGAACAAACAGCTGGCTGACCAGCGTGGACTTGGCCTCACCGCGCGGCGCAGCGATGGCGTCATTGCAACCCTTCGTGCCGGCCACAATCTGCGGCAGACGCTGAAACAGGTAGACGTGCAGCTCGCTGGGGTCAGCGTGGCGCACATAGTGTGGAAAGTAGGTCTGCACAAAATAACGGTAACCGGTCACCGGGCAGCTCACGGCAGCTCGCCGCTCAGTTACGGCAGAGGCATCGGTGCAAAAGCCGGTACACTCCGCCTCAATCGTGCGGCGGAGTCCCTCCGCCAGCTCATTCATAGCAAGCCGAAGTTTACTTAGCGAGGTCAGGGACATTCTTTAACCATCTTGATTGAAAATCCTGTAAATTACCCCTGCACTTTACAGGGAGTTTAAAATGGGACCTAAATCCGTTAATGCAAATCTCGACAGCATGATGTTACGCGCCGAAGAGGCGCTGTCAGCGGTCATCAGGACCACATCAGCTAATATCAATCGTTACCCGTACCTTGAAGACTGGATCGAGGTTCACCATCAATGCACTGACCTGATGGCCCGACTCAGACATATTCACAAGGCTTTTGCGGACTACCGCTTCACGCAATACCAGTCACGCTCGCTGAAAACAGACCCTTATGATTCCGCGCTTCAGGATAAATTTCGTGCCGTTACTCTGCTGTCCGGTAAAGTTGTTTTCAGAGAAAACGAAGGCTATAACCGCAATGACAGCACGCTGTGGTATTGCCCCCGCTGTATGAAAATCGGGCTTGCCAGCCACCTCAGACCGTACGCCTCTCACTATTCCTGCGCCTGTTGCGGCTTCAGAGTTGAGGTATGGGATCAGGAGACTAAGCGCCGGTAAGACCCGTTTTGTGACTGAAAGGCCTGTTAGCGACCCTGCATCTTTTCAAGCTCCGGCGTGAATGCGTCGATAATTTCCACAAAGGCTGGCAGATGAGTCGGATAGCGGGTCTGAATAAACTGCGACAGTGCAGTCATTATGCTGATGGCCGTGGCCACCCGGTCGGTTTCGGGCAGCAGCTTTTTGCTGGCTGAAATTGCCTTGGTGTACGCATCGGACAGGGATGACAGCAGCTGTACCCGCTCCCTGGCCGGAAGGTCATCTGCTGAACTGACCTTTTCCAGTGCGGACTGGAACTGCCCCATCAGACCATTAAGAATGGCGCGCGCAATATCTTCAGGTGCACCGCTGGCCAGCTGGTTAGCCGTTCGTAACGTATCCCAGCTGTCGCCCTCATCCGCTGAGACCTTTTTCCAGCGCATGGCTGTTGAAAACTCACGCCCTGCTGAGCAGCCAGCAGCTCCAGCGAATGATTGCTGAAGATATATGCCCTTCGCAGGGCTTCACGGGTTTCACGTGGATGCGCCATTCACACCCCCGCCGAAGCGCGCAGCAGAGCCAGTCCGGCAGACACAACCGCACCGGAAATAGCCCCGCTTACCACGCCTGACGCCTTGCCATGCCTGATGCCGCGGCCTTCAAGGGTGATGATACGGGCATTGATTTCGTCAAGTGTTAACTGAATGTCCTGCAGCGTTGACAGCACGTCTTGCAGTGCGGCCTCATCCCGCCGCTCAGGTGTAAGATTCATCCGTGGCCACCTGTCCCGCTGATGAGCCTGTCGATACGCTCCGTCGTGCGCTCCATGGACTGCTTGATGTCGCTCAGCATGGACATAATCTGCTCCTGATCCCTGACCGCGTCCGCTTTCAGTTGAAACGTCTCGCGCATGCGGGCCTGCTCTTCGCGAAGCTGGTTGATGGCGGAATTCAGCCCGCGCAGCCAGATGCTCAGACCGCTGGCGACCAGCGCGAAAAACAGCGCCTGCAGTCCTTCACCAAATTCCAGTGACATTATTGCTCTCCTTTTGCGGGCCAGAAAAACGCCTCCAGCGCCTTTAACTTTGCAGCATTTGACTGACACCATGCACCATAATCCGCCGCGTGGCCCAGCAGCGCGGCGGGGGGCAGTCCTGTGGCTTTACCGGCATACGCTGAGGGCGCAGGGGGCATCACGCCGGGTTCAACCATCTCCCGCGGCGGCGTCACGCCGGGCTCAATGACCGGTGCCGGTGTGACCGTGACCGTAGCCGAGGGCTTCGGCGTAGAGCTGCATGCTGCGAGGACCCAGGCCGTTATAACCACACCCGCCCATCGTTTTATTGTCATCACTCACCGCCTGTCTGATTTGCGTGGCCAGCAGCAGCTTCACCTGCGCCAGTTCGCCGGTTCTGTCTGCCAGACTGGCCGCCAGCGTATCTGCGCGCGACCGCTGGGCCCGTTCATTTCCACGCGCCTTGAGCAGCGCTGCCGTGGTGGCTTCGCTCTCACGCTGGCGCTCATCGGCCCGCGATTTTTTCTCGCGGGCCAGCGCCGCATCACCGGCGCTTTTTGCCGCCCCAAACCCGGACGCATACCCGCAGTGATGGAACCACCATCCGGCACCGCCCAGCAGGGCACACAGCAAAATGCCCGGTAAAATTCGTTTTAAAGCCCATTTAATCAGTGCCGTGGACATCGGGTTTTCCTTCATGCAGGGGGCCACCAGGCGGCGGTTTGTCCGTTCTGCCCTCGTGGAACTTCTGAACACCGGCGTGCGCCACCCAGGCCCCGACGTATACCGCCAGCGCATCGACCGGCGCGTGGTCCCAGTAAGCACACATCAGCACCACTGCAGAACTCACGATGAGTGCAAACAGCGTCGTGGTATCGGTCGTTGACAGCTGACCCTGGCGGTCAGAGACCAGCTCCGGCAGTCGCTTAAGAAAGCCCATCAGCATTACCCCGCGCCACATCAGTTTTCAGGCCTGCGGGGCAGCCGACAGAGCAGCGTTCCCAGCGCAGCACCTGCTACATAAACAAACAGCGCAAGCACAACTGACCCCGCCCAGCTGATACCGCGTATCCAGTGGAAAAACAGCATTTCCCCGGTACAGATTATGCCGGTTGCCACGATTTCAGGGGCGTAGCGGCGCCAGCAGGGGGTAAAAACCTTCTTCATGCCGGATATGCCGCGAAAGGCAGCTGAAAATGCGCGCCGTCTTTAAGGGTGGTCCAGTTACCGCCCCATTCAACGGGGATGGAAAGGTCTGCAGACGCCTGCTTAAACGCGGCGTCAATCTGCTCGTATAGCGCCCACTCCCACGACACCTGACCGCCCACATAAGCCACCACGTCCACAGCATGCCCGGTCAGGTGGCGGCTGTTCAGCGTCTGACTGTGCCCACCGGCCACCATCTCTTTCTGGCGTTCGGCGCTGCGCAGGCCTTCGGTGATACCAAAATCCACCGCTGACACCTCCAGCGCACTGCGGGTCAGTTTTACCAGGTCAGGATGAACGCCCTGCAGGTTGTTCTCGCTACGCTGGCTGAATCTGAAAGAAGACATAAAAAACCCTCACGATGTTGTGAGGGTTATTGTGATCGCATTGCGACAGGGGATGGAGTGACAGGGGTGAGACGGGAACGGTTCAGAATAACTGCCCCTGCGTCTGCACGGTGGGCTTACGACGCCGGTTAATCAGCTCCCATGCCCAGGTGTTTCCGAAACCGTATCTGGGTGCCACGTGTGTCAGCGCCATGCGAAGGGATTCGCCGCTGCTGACCCGGTCGTCCATGTCAGCATAAAAACACCGGTTGCGCCACTCGCGCAGTGCAGCGGCACAACGGGGGATCACCAGCGTGTTTTCACCGCCGAAGTGCTTCACCAGCCTCCGTACGGCATCTTCGCCAATGACCTCACGCAGCAGCGCGAGGCGATGCTCACCGTCACGGCGCACGCCCTTACCAATCGGAAAGCGCGCGCCACCAAACCGCTCAATGAGCTTTTGCGTGGCATCAAACCCAATCACATCCACAATCTGACGAACGGTATCGGGCAGCAGGTCTTCGAGGTCTTTGAGATGAAACTCGCGCATTACAGCCTCCCGTGACGTTTAGTGTCAACTATCAGCATCTGCATGATCTTGCGCACCTGGTCGTCGTTCAGCCATTCGACCGGCTTTTTCTCACCCAGCATTCGCTCCGTCACGCCGTCCAGATATCCCCACGGACGACCCGCTTCGGCCAGTAGAGCCTCAATCTTCGACAACATGCCCTTACGGCCCAGGGCCACGCGCGGACGGCGACCGTATGACGCAGAAGGTGTGAAACCCACGGTGCGCATGTAGGTGACCACTTTCTCCAGCTCCACCTCGTTGCACTCGCTGGCCGAACGGTGCTCCGTCAGGCGCGCCAGTACGTTGCGGTAAGTATCATCATCCCATCCAAGGCGTGACTTGCCGGTGTGGACGGTGCGGATAAGGTTAGATTTCATGGTCACCACTCATTATTTAGTTCTGAACCAGTTAACCAATGTGACAGTCAGGACAATCAGCATAAGTGCTATCAATAAATAACCTAAAGCTAAATCTCCACGCCTGAACATCATGGCTGCGCTAAATCCACCTAAAGCATATTGAAGGAGTTGAGAAAAAATCCTGAGGTCACTGTTCCGGCGTTTCATGCTTACCACCATAAACGAGAAAAGCCCCTCAGTGAGGGGCTTTTAAGGGCTGATTGAAATTGTCACTACCTGTACTGCAGGCGGACATTGGATCACAGCCAGGCGGGGATTGTCAATTCATAAGTCCGGGTAAATCCACCGGCAGATGTACCAGCCTATACTCAGAGTGAAAACGACAAACGCCAGAATGATGAGCATATCTTTAATCATAAGGCTAAGCATTAAACCTGCTCCTTCTCTTTCCACTGCAGCCTCCAGAAGAGCGGATTGTTCATCCATTAATCTGAGGCGATGACGGCGAATATACTTGCGCAGTACCCACGCCACCCATAACACGGCCATCATAAAGGCCCAGACGATAATAAAGAGTTTAATAAACCCTCCCGGAAAATGTTCTCAGCACGCACTTATTTTTAATCTCTGGAAAGCGCGCGGCACCAAATCGCTCAATGAGCTTTTGCGTGGCATCAAACCCAATCACATCCACAATCTGACGAACGGTATCGGGCAGCAGGTCTTCGATGTCTTTGAGATGAAACTCGCGCATTACAGCCTCCCGTGACGTTTAGCGTCAACTATCAGCATCTGCATGATCTTGCGCACCTGGTCGTCGTTCAGCCATTCAAACGGCTTCTTCTCACCCAGCATTCGCTCCGTCACGCCGTCCAGATATCCCCACGGACGACCCGCTTCGGCCAGCAGAGCCTCAATCTTCGACAACATGCCCTTACGGCCCAGGGCCACGCGCGGACGGCGACCATATGACGCAGAAGGTGTGAAACCCACGGTGCGCATATAGGTGACCACTTTCTCAAGCTCCACTTCGCTGCACTCGCTGGCCGAACGGTGCCCCGTCAGGCGCGCCAGTGCGTCGCGGTAGGTGTCCTCATCCCATCCAAGGCGAGACTTACCGGTGTGCACAATACGAATCAGGTTTGATTTCATGGCGACTACCCATTATTTAGATCTGAAAAATTTGACCAGTTTGAAGGTGAGGTCAACAAGCATAAGGACGATCAACAGCCAGCCCAGCCTGCACTCCCCGTGCTTAAGCAACAGGGTCGCAGTTAACCCTCCCAACACATACTGAAGGAGTGTAGATAAAAACCCGAAACAATTGATTCGGTTCATAATTTACCACCGTAAACGAGAAAAGCCCCTCAATGAGGGGCTTTTCAGGGCTGATTTAATTGTGATTACCAATGATGCAGAAGGGCATTGGATCACAGCCGGAGAGGATTGTCAAATCAGACTCCGGGACATAATGCCCCAGAAAATTCCAGCCGAGTGTTAACGTAATAATCACGAATAGCAGAATAATTAGCATGTCCTTAAGAATATTTCTCATCAAAGATGACGCCCTCTAATCCTGACGACACCTGAGTACGTTATTGCATTCCATATCAGCGACGATGACGGCGGATATACTCACGAAATTTCCACGTAATCCACAACAGGGCCATCGTGAAAGCCCACACAATCAGCAAATATTTCAGGTGTCACCTCCCTTAAATGTTTTCGCGAGACTGCCTGTCACGCGACAGAACCTGATGATGGCCTGAAAAACCACAACGATTATCAAACGACGGCAGAAAACATGGGCTTTTTTATTGATCGAGAGCATTGAATCTACGAAAAGGAATTTGAGAAATAAATATCGACATTATTGCCCGGGAAATGCAAATCTGTGCTTTCTTTAGTACTAGCGAATTTTAAACAAAATGACAGCGCTGGTTTGGAGTTGGGGGGGGGAGATTGTGCGAATCGATTTCGAAGAACTGAAAAGGATCCTGACCATTTTTCTCGACTCAAAGGATTCATTCATCACCTTAGGAGACCTGGGCTTTGCGACCGCCACAGGTGAAGACGAGCAACGGCTCATTTTTCATACGCTACTGCTCGTGGAAAACGGACTTATCAGCAACTGGAGGTTACTGACGCGGGATCCCTGCAGCATTGGATTTGTCTACCGTGGGATGAATATTGAATGGCGGAAGGTTCCTATCAGACTGACTCAGGATGGGCATGATTTCGCGATGGCACTTAATCGAAACGCGGTAATGGAACGCATTAAACGTGAACTTGCTGACGCCCCGTTTGATCTTGTTAAGGACGTCAGCAAACAATGGCTAACGAAATTAATCCGCGACAAGATTGGCATTCAGTAAGGCATCTGACAGACACCCACTCAGTGACAATATATCCAGCTGCTCCAGCGACGCAATCGCAACCTCCTGATTGTTCCCGTCAGCCAGTGTGCGCAGGCGACGGGTCAGCCATCCAGCTCCAGGAGACTGAGCCATTTCAAGCCGATGGTCATCAGCTAACACCTTGCGGTTAATCGCCCCCCTGTATCGTTCAGATGTTTTGTCAGCGAGACTACCCGCTCTGATGGATAACCACTTAACAGCAAATCAATTTCAATTAATTCACGCTCAGTAATGTCGACGTAAGATAGGTTTTTCATTGAAAATTACTCCTCTTTTTATGGCGTTCTGCAGCCTGTTTCATTGCAGCCTGCAGGGATTTCTTATAAACACGGTAATTATGGCTATCCCAGCACAGCCATCGAGATACAACAGGCAGATCGCGACGTTCTTCGACCGTACTGCCATCGTTAAGATGATAAATCCTCCGTGCACCGGCATCGTAGTGCTCACAGCTCGTCACGCACAGGTACATCGCCACCCTCCGGGAATATTTCCAGCGGCACCGACAGGGTCAGCCCCTCGATTTTGCGGAATTGATTCACCACCGTTCTGGCTGAGGGAAAAAAGGTCTCCGTTACTTCGTGATCTTTTTCGAGGTAATGACGATTTTCCCTGCGCCTGAGCCACGCTTTACCGCCTCGTTCTTTCGCAATGCTCCGGGCAATTTTTGCCGTCGTATTCACCTGTTTTTTACGCAGGAATATCGCCGAGAGTGGCTGATATCTCTCATGACCCTCTTTGTAAAAGCCAACCAGAGGCTCCCCGTTGTTGACCACGATATAAGCGAGGTGTGTTTCATCAGTCTGGATTTTGGCAACCTCGACCTTGTTACCCTGATATTCAAAGGCAACGCGCGCACCTGATTTGATGGTGCTTTCAATGCCCGACCACTGCTGTTTAGTGATCACAGCTATCACCATCATCTTCTTCGGCGAATGAAAATGGTAATTTTCCCAGTACGCTTAACGCCAGAATGATGCCAATGCGCACACCTCTGGCTTTTTCGCTGCCAGCCTCAATGGAAGGCATTCCATTACCCAGCGATATAGATGCCTCGGGCTTATCCACAATAAGCTGAAGGTCAGCAACGTTTCGCTCATGCCATGACGTTAAATCCTGTATAAACTCAGCGAACTCAAAGTTATTAATTTTCATACCTTTTCCTTAATTAAGGCGTGAGCAGCCCCCTGACGGTTCACGCCATATTTAAATGATGATTAATGTCGGTTTAAATCAGTCGGCTTTTATCCCAGCAGGTGTTAATGAAGTGACGTTCGCGTAATAAGGCTGAACATTAATTTCCACGACCGTCGAACTCATCAGGTCACGCGCAACATCCAACGTACGCACCGGAACACCACCCCGCAGGGCAGAGCAGGACTGATAGATAAAATGGCTCCCCACCGGATAACGCTGGTTAAACTGCTTTGCGTTCACTGATATCAGTCCTCCGCAGGCCGCTGACATACGCGCAGCGGTCATAACGCGCTTCCGCCCAGTGACGATTATCAGCCCCGCACGGTGACGCATAGGCCTTTTCCCAGAGTTCTGCCGCCTGCTTAAACAACCCCTCACGTTCAAGACGGCTGGCACCGATGGCATAACGGGCAAACTGATTCATATGATTAGCTTTAGCTGGATCCCACATGTCACACCCCGGCAATATCAAGCGCCACCGGCGCATACTGGTCTGAATCCACAACACGCTCGTATACGCGGATGTAAGAACGACTGCCCACCACCTGAACCGCTTCCCCGATGGCTTCCATCGCCTTACGCCAGCGGGGATCGTCAATATCGTAACGACGCAGACCCAGCACCGCGCCCGTATTGATATCTCCCTCTTTATCGGTGGAGAACGCGCGACTGATAATGGTGTGGATCTCCGGGCGAGCCCCCTCGGTCCAGTCCGCCAGACACTCGTCAATCAGCGCCTTGGCCGCCTGCAGTCGCTCATCAAACGCGATGCGGTCCTGCATAGCACGCTGGATCTTGTATTGCCCATCGTGCGAATAAAGCGTCACATTGCCTTTTTTACCGCCCACACTCACGCCATATTCATTAGATGAAAGGTCAACAAAGGCCGCGATATCCGCAAACCCGCTCAGCTTAAACTCACTGAGCGCTGCATTCACCGCCTGCGCCCGCTCCACGATTTCGCCAACCAGCTGATCGCGCACTTTGTCCACTGGCTTAATCAGGTGCTCAGGCGTCAGCACGCCTTTGGCATCAATCCAGTAACCCGCAGGGGCAGCAGCTTTGGTAAATTGCTTAATTTCTTCTGACATAATGACTTTCTCCGTTAATTAATTTCGCTTTCATAAACAACTGTTCAAACTGCGCAGCCAGATTCACCGCATAATTCACGGTACTGGTGGCAATATTCATTTCAGACACGGTGTGATTATCAGGACAGACTTTAATTTCAGGGCTAATCACTAATCCCAGTTCATTTAATTCAACGTCAATGCAGATTCGGATACTCATGTACCGCCTCCCGCTCCCGGCTTGCCCTGCAGTCCGGACAACTACACTTTGCAGCACGGCTGTCAAAGTCGCTGACAATAGCTCTGATTGCAGCAACCAATGCCACCAGGTGCGCCTCCTCGCGAGGCGTGCGGTCTCCCGAGCCTTTGATGTCAAATTCCATACGCGCGCTATGCTCGGTGATAATCACTTCAAGTTTTGCCGCCATAATTAACTCCAGATTACCGTGCAGCCTTCAATAACCGAGGTGCGCAACTGCTGACGCACTCCGCCCATAACTTCTATTACCTCGCGCACTGGCCATATGTCGCCTCCACGCGGCGCTATGGCATACACAACGGGCACAGTACGATTACGCGCATATCCTGTGACCCGGCCACCGTGAGTATTAATCTGCACTTTTGCGCGTGAACGCTTGCAGGCAACCTCTGCTGAATCTCTCATACATGCTCACCTTATTGGTTAACTTAATAATTAATGGATCAACATTCCGGCATAACGCTCGATCAATCCCACACTGATGCCCTGATTATTTATTCCACTTGAGCGCACCACGCCTCGTGCCAGCTTAAACATCCGTCGATAGTTCCCCTTTGAGTGCTTCAGAAAGGCCGCAGTTATTTCTTCAGGCACGCTTTCACAATCGGGCAGCAGGCTGATTAAAATCATTTTAAAATCGCTGTGCGACTGATCGTCTTTATAAGTCGCAAGGTCCATTGCCATGCCCACGCGGCTGTAAAGCTGAGCATATTCACCTCTGGAACCCTTGAGGTTAATGAGCAGGCGTGGCATGCCCGCCAGAACGATTGATACTCCAGAACGGTCATGAATGCGACGCAGAACCTCTAATGCGCGGTAGGGCAGCAGCTCAGCCTCATCAACCAGCACTACCCAGCCCGTACCGGTCAGGGCCTGGATACATTCCTCGCTCAGCTCATGAATATTCCCTGTCTTTTTAACCCCTAGCCGGGCGGCCAGTTCTTGCAGCAGCACCTTAGCGGTGTATCCCGGATCGGCCTCAATCAGAATTACGCCTTTATTCTGCGCGACGTACTCACGTAATATCATGCTCTTACCCATGCCTGCCGGGCCGTATATCACACCGATATCACCATCCGCATGAGTATTGCTGATGAGTGCCAGCGCCAGCGTCGCCAGCTGCGTGGGAACAAATCGCTCTTTCACCACGCTGTGCTTAGCCCGATCCTCTTCGCGGCGGAAAAAATCGGTCAGCGCCGCTTCAACATTACCGATATTTCCGTTGTAATTACCTTTTAGATATTGCGAAATAACCGCTGTGCTCAGGCCTGTTTTGGTGGCCACTTTTTTTGGGTGTAGCCTGACCCCTCCAGCATCTGGATTAATTTATTTCTGATATCCATTTAAATAACCTTAGCGGTGATTACCGGCTTTCTTTAAATCCTGCTGATATTCGGATTCGAATAAATAAATTTTCTCAGGCTCTTTATTAATAACGCGTGCGCTAAAGAGGCTGTAGTCCAGATCTGGCCTAGGCTCAACAGGCGGCAGCAGGTGTTCTTTCTTACGCTGAATCTGGCCCTCAAGGTTCTGCACACTGCGTTTAATACTTTTCGCTTTTGCCTGTTCAATGTAGGACTGACCGAATGCTGCAACCCGGTTACCGTTCCAGATCGCATCACATATCCAGGAACCATCCATACGCTGCACAATCACGCTGTCAGGATTGTGTATATCAAAACAAACTCTAACCTTTTCACCTTCGACGCTGGCAAGCGCCTGGCTGAAATAGCGGTTATTAAACAGCTGGATCTCACCACGAATTGCAATACGCTCGACTTCAGGCCTGAACATCTCATGCAGCTCACTGCTTGTGAGGTAGCTGATTTGTTCCCTTTCCGCTTCAATTACGTGTGACCGGTAAGCAAGTGGTGACCAGTGCTGGCCGTTCTCACGCACCGGAAGCTCGTCGTGAGGGCGATGGTTGTACCGCTCTATCTGCTTCTCAATCTCCGCTATTAACTGTTCCCATGATGGAATCTTGCGCATGGCGGCTCTCTGCGTACTGTTAAGCTCCTTGCCTTTCTCAATGGCATTGACTGCTGAACCTATCTGCTTGCGGTATTTGCGCAGCGTCTCTTTATCACCTGACTTACCCACATAAGAGCCAAATGCTTTAGCAACCCGCATCGGGATCTCACGGTTTATACGTTCAATAATACCGCGCCCCTGTGGATTACCCGGACGCCCGGTCGGGTGCTCAATTCCCAGTCGGGAAAAAATACCGGTTATGTCAGCGTCAAATATACGGTTGGTTTCACCGCCGCCGTTATCGGAATAATAAATCAGTGGCAATCCGTAATTAGAGATGGCATGGCGAAGCGCGTCGCCAACCGCAATCTGGCTTTCAGACATTGCCAGACTCCACCCCATAATTACGCGTGAACGGCCATCAATAATCAGCGTGATTTCAGGTCGGAACGGTTTACCCGTATCAGGGTGCAGCACCTCAAGCTTCATGCCGTGGCCATCCCCGATCCAGACCCCGTTAACCGGTATCACAGACCAGTCACGGCGCACGAACGGCATCAGCGACTGCCAGGCTGAACCCGTCACGCGACCGCGCATGCGCTCCGCCTTGGGGATTTTATTAAGCGCATAGCGAACTGTGTCAATCAGCGGCAGCTGGGCCAACATCAGCGCATTACCGGCATACTCATCACGCCAGTCATCAGCAAAGGCTTCATACGCCATTGTCACGCTTGGCTGATTGGGATTACGCCAGTACTGCAGAAAGTGGCCCATCCACGAATACTGCTCAACCTTTTTAGGCCGCACCTGACCCGGTGCCATAATGGCCAGCTTCTCGCCTGACGTTTTAGCCAGATCGTAATCAGTAAACCAGTGCTGCAAACTACTGACCCCCACACCCGTGCGTGTTGAACCCTTGCGCGCATTGGCCACATCTGCCGCTTTTTGTACGAATTCAGGCAACGTACCAGCCTTAGACTCAACCGAAATGTGCGTTACCGCCTGTTTACGATTCATATTGAGACCACCATCTTTTGACTCCTGCATCAGTCGAAGTACCTCACGAACCAAGGTCATGCGTGCATCGGCAATTTTCTTCTGATCGCTTGTCAGCTCACGCAGCTTGTTAGCCAGAAGTGCAGGACAACTGCGATAAAGAGTCAGCAATTCTTTGGTCTGAGGAGAACCTGCATCAGCCTTCACAACATTACCGCGCACAGTAGCCAATTCAGCACCAGCAGACTCAGCCATCAACTGCCGCGCCATGCGAGCCTGCACAGCTTCCCGTACAGCATCGGGGAGACAATCAATGTGATACTCAAAGGCTTTTGTGCCTTCACGGCGGCGTACAAGCTCTGAGGAACTTCCAGCACACTTGTTCAGTGTGAGTCTCAGCCCCTGAGCAGTGCTGGGAAGGCCAGGCAGGCCCATCAACTCATTCACCGTGACAAACATATCAGGACACCTTACGCACATAACTCTCTGTCTTATAACGGCTGGGCCAGATGATTTCCGGCGAAATCCCCAGCGCTTCCGCAACAATCCGCTGCTGAGGCTTAGAGGGGGTGCGCAAAACCGACTTTAAGGCACCCTCTGCATAACCATTTCTGCGGCCAAGCTCCGCAAGCGACAGACCGCGCTTGTGTAAGTTGGCTTTAATGTCTTCAGGATGCCAATCCGCAACCAGATCTTCTTTTTGATTCATCAT